CCGCCTCTCGGCGTGTCGTGGAGCACTATGTGCTCGTGGGTGTAACCAGAGATGGTGCACTTGCGCGCATATATCTCCTCCTCAGGACCATTTTCTGTGCGCTTTCGTTAGAGAGCGTATTTTTAATGGCCTTGGGGACCCCTAACGTACCTCTTGGTCAGAGATACGAAAGGAGTACGTGATGGTACCTAGAACTAATCGTTCCAGAGACCTGGTGACAGCTTATCGAGATATCGACGAGCTGCCAGATACCATTTTTAAGTCCCTCGGTTCTCACAAAGTAGACTTAACCGTCGAAATGCGAAGTTTCGAGAATGGTATCCCGTACACATCCAGTGTACAGCCTGCATCGTACAACATCACTCAGTCCAAAATTGGACAGAGATTGCCACAATGGAGAAAGTTGATCGCGTCTGGTTTGGACGCAACAACACCGTTTTCCGCTACGAAACAGAAGTTTAATCCTGGATTCGTGTCGGCGACGGTTAATCTCACCATTGCAGGTACCCCATATCGCGTGGAAGCTAAAGGACCGAGCAACCACAATTTTGTCGATATGGGCCTGGTGCATGATGACCCAGAGCAAAAAGCGCGTATTATGTTTTATAAGCGTTTGCGCTCCGAGTTACATGACATGGCTGGTGGAGCTTTTTTGGCAGAATTGCCAAAAGCTTTCGACCTTGTCAGGAACCCTGCAAGGGCTATGCAACGTGCTGCCGAGAATTTTATTTACTCGGAAGGCCGTCGTAAGCCCAGGCGCCCCCCTAAGCCGGGGTCAAAGCGTGCCAAGGAATTGGCCGCTGGCGCTGGAGAGCGATGGCTTGAGTTCGCCTTCGGTGTTAAGCCACTTGTGGCTGACATCGAGGACGGAGCTAAAGCTATCGCCTCCTTGCATGGCCGGAAGATTCAGCGACGTGTAACAGGTTTTGGTGAAGGCGGAAACGCCTCCTCCTGGACTGTTAAACGTTCGATGCAAGCTTCCGGGATATTGAGGCCGGTTTATTACGACCTCGTTATCGAAGACTCAATCGTTGAGCAAGTGCTGTATAGGGCCGGTTTGAAAGCCGAACTTACACTGCACACGCCTGCCGATCATCTGATCCGTTTGGGTCAGAAATTGGGTCTTTCTCCAGGTGAGCTGTTAACCACAGCTTATGAAGTAACACCTTGGAGTTTCCTGATAGACTACTTCTCCACTCTTGGGGACGTAGTTAACGCCGTTGCCGTCTCGACCGGTGATATCGTTTGGATCAATCGGACCAGTCGTAAGACTGGTTCTCGTGCGACCCACGGTTTCATCGATGTTTCGGGTACCACCGCCGCGTATTCTGTTGGCGGTTGGAAGGTTAATGGTGTTGTAGGTAGCGTTTTACGCTCCTATGCTTCGGCACATGAAGTGCAACGAGACATTGTTTCGTCCGTGCCCATACCACGTTTGGAGTTGAGGAATAACCTCAATCCCATGAAAATGCTTAACGTGGCTGCGCTTCTAGCAGCACTTGGCTTACGCTGAGTGTCTTTTCTAACCTATCTCCGAAAGGAAACGTACTATGGCTATTTCGCCTACATCCCCTGTTACAGGATCGGCCCAAACGGGCCTTACTTCTCCCACCTTTACGCTAACGGCAGATACTCCGCCGGCGGCGAACGCAAAACAATGGGCTATTACTGCCCTTGGTGGGACCCAAACTGGTGTTGAAGCGCACAGTGTTGCAGCGCCATTCACCATTACCTTTAAGCGACCGGCGGCATTCAAAACGCTGCCGGGTCTGGATAGCAACGGGTTGCTGCGCAATGTACCGCGCAACAACTACGAGCTGCTGACTCGTAAGGGTGTAATTCCCCTTGCTGGTCAGGCTTACCAGACTGGCATCATTCGGACTATTATTGAAGTCCCGGCTGGTGCCGACGCTGCGGATCCTGAAAGCATCCGCGCCGCCCTGTCTGCACACATTGGTGCACTGACCCAGCTTTCTGCTGGTATCGGTGATACCTGTGTCAACGGGGTGGTTTAAGGCTGTCGGTCAGTATTTTAAGTACATACTAACCGACATTAGGTCCCGTCCTCTTAATAAGAGGCAGTTTGCGAGGAAAGAGAAATGGACTTCGATCCTTCCGTTCTTTATAGCAATATCAATCTTGACCTATGCGAGTCCGACGCTCGATTTACCTTTGGAGATAATGTCTTACAAGACATTCCGATAGGTAGCGACGTCAGACTTTACGCTTTTGGGCACCTCCTTTCGTCCGTTGTGAAAAAATTCCAGCGAGACGATCCGGAAACCAAGAGCCGGCGCGAATTACTAGCGCTAGACAAGTTCATCGAATCGAATGATGCTTGTGGCATATACAACTACTCCAACATGATGGATGGTGCATCATCATGGGTAGAGACGTGTTCCAATGAAGCCATACTCGAGATCGAAAGACTACTCGAAGACTGGCTAGGACCACGCTTTACCTGGACTGACGTATACCAAAAGGGATACTTCCCTTCTGGTGCTTCCGTCGGTGTGAAATTTACCGACGAATACGCCAAGCGCACTGATGTGCGTAGTTGTACCCGGAAGTCTGTCTACCAGCAATGGTTGGCAGACACAGCTGACGATCTCGGTGGCGTTGCTGAAGTTATTGCACGCCTGTCCGGGAATACAGTTGTGATTGATGACTGCAGTAGTACCAGCACTGTACTTAAAAATGCTGAAATCGACCGCACCATCTGTACCGAACCCTCTCTCAATATGTACTATCAATTGGGATTGGGGACTGTTTTACGCGATCTACTTCGTGTTCACTTCGATATCGACTTGCCTAATCAGCAAGCCATAAATCGAGAGTTGGCACGTCGTGGATCGGTAACAGAGCAGTTTGCGACAATTGACTTGTCGTCTGCTTCGGACACCATTTCGTTGTCACTTTGCAAGGCCGTATTGCCTTCTTGGCTGTACGACTTGCTTGTGTGGTTACGTTGTGGATGGACCCGATTGCCTAACGGCAAACGGGTGCAGCTGCACATGGTATCGTCTATGGGGAATGGTTATACTTTTCCCTTACAGACGATGCTGTTCTGTGCGATCGTACGCGCTGCATACAAAGTATGCGGGCTCCCTACAAGGGGTGCTTCCGCTGCTTTGCCCAATTTTGGGGTTAATGGAGATGACATCGTAATCGATGTCAGAGCCTACAACCTGGTCGTGGAAGTACTGACTAGGTGGGGGTTTACCGTTAACAGCGCGAAGACCTTTCGAGAAGGTCCATTCCGCGAATCTTGCGGTGGTGACTATTTTAATGGTCACTACGTTAGAGGTGTCTACATAAAGTCTATAGACACCCCGCAAGACGTGATATCAGCGGTCAATCGGCTCGTTGAATGGTCGGCTCGGTGGCATGCGCCACTAAGTCGGAGCGTTTCATACCTCCTCTCATTGGTTAAGTCTTTCCCACTAGTACCACGGTGGGAAGACGATACTGCTGGGTTGAAGGTACCGCTTAGCTACATTACTTACGTTGCTCTTACGAGTGACATAGTACATAGTAAGCGGGGCTTGTCGTACCACTACCGGGGCAGATATCATCCCTGCTTCGGTGTGAGTAATCCCAGAAAACGAGGGAATTACTACAACGATACCATTCTATACAAGCATTGGCGTCCTCGGACGCCTTTTAGGCCTATCGAGAATGACGGCGTAGTTCCTAACGAAGCCGGATACATCTTGGTGGCAATCGCTGGTAAAACGCAGTGCGGTAGTGTGGCTGTTGCCCTTAAACAGGGTACTAAGCCGCAGTATCGAAGTCGGGTAGGCGCAGCTCCTGATTGGGAGCAGCACATTGACCCGCGATGGCAGGATCTGACAATCCCTGCCGTCGGGCGAGCGCGCTGGATAAGCGCGTTTACGGCCTGTGTAAAGATGTAGCACAGGTTCGCCGGGCTTCGGCCCCTCCCCACTAGAAGCAATTTTGCTTTGTGCCTCGCATGTGGG